GATCATCCTTGGTGACCTCGCCGAAGATTACGTGGTCCGCAAGGACGTTCAGGTGCTCAACGGTTCCAACGCCTCTGGGCAGGTTCGCGGCATCTTGCAGATCGGTTCGGTGGATACCACCACCTACACCGACGCCTCGCCGACGGTGGCTGAGCTGTACCCCAAGCTGGCCGACTCGGCCAATGAGGTGGCCACCAGCCGGTACCTGCCGCCTCAGGCGATCATCATGCACACGCGGCGCTGGTACTGGATCCTCTCGTCCTTGGATAGCAGCAACCGACCCTTGGTCACCATGGGCGCGCAGGGCCCGAACAACGCGCTCCTGTCGGCTGACAGCATGAACCCCATGGCGCAGGGTGGACCTGTCGGCCAGTCGCCTTTCGGTCCGATCTACGTGGATCCGAACGTGCCTACCAACCTCGGTTCCGGCACCGATGAGGACAGGATCATCGTCACACGGCCAAGCGACATGTACTTGTGGGAAGGCAGCCTTCGCACTCGTGTCATGGAGGAGCCGGGCGCGGAGAACCTGCAGGTCCTCTTGCAGGTGTACTCCTACCTGGCGTTCATGCCTGACCGTCGACCCGAGTCCACCTCGGTGATCGCCGGTACGGGCCTCGTGGCGCCGACCTTCTGACAACCAGCCTGACACTCGGGGGGCTCCGTCCAGCCCCCCGGGTGTCGGGGCCCACCCACCAACTACAAGGCGAGGCATGACACCCACCCTCTGGCAAATGGAACTGGCCGACCTGGCCGATCGCGTACAGGCCCTGCAGGCGGAGATGGCGCCCGGCAACTTCCCACGCCTCACCGTGTCGCCGACAACTCACTACGACGCCGCCGACATAGAAGCGACCGTCGCTGAGTTCATGGCCGTGTACCGGTGGGAGATGCGCCCCGCCTACGTCGAGCCAGACCCAACGGCCGCGCCCGGCACACCAGAGCGCGACCTGGCCGACGAGTTCGGCTTGACCACGAAGGTGGTCATCGACACCGGCAACGCTGCCGACGTGATCTAAGCAGCCGACCACGCAACACCCGGAAACCTGATCAACATCTCTCAGACAATCACCGGCGACGGGGCCTCGACGGTGCTCAACATCGCAGGGTCGACCCCCGGGGCGGGCGCGCTCGCAGGGGGCGCGGTCGCCGGTGCAGGCACGGCCCAGGATGGCACCGCTGCGGCGCGTGTCGTGCTGTGCTGCGCGCCCGACGCCTGGATAGACGGGGGCCTCGCCCCCGGCACCCAGAACGCGAACAGTCGATGCCTGAACTTGCGAGGCCTCAAGTACTGGCACGTCTGGGGCTGCAACTTCCGTAACGCGCAGTTCCTCGTGAAGCTCGACCAGTGCCCGGGCGACATCAACGACCGAGTCCAGTTCTGCTACAACACCATGCGCGACGCAGGGCACGCCGCCTGCCAGTTCGCAGGCCACTGGCAGGCCCATAGTGGCAAGTGGGGGCACACACAGGGTGTGACGGCCCGGTACAACCGGGTCGATGGGGCTGGGCTCGGAGATCGAGCTTTCGGGGAGGGCTTCTACGTCGGCCAGGGCTCGGCCGTGTCCTACACGGCCATTGAATGCCACCACATCGACATTGAAGCCAACGAACTGACGGGCCTCTCGGCCGAAGCGTTCGAGGCCAAGATCGGCGGCCATGACATCCGCTTCGTGGACAACTACATCCACGACTGCACCTACGACGGGGGCAACACAGCCAACGCAGCCTGGGGCGTGCCAGGCGGCATCCACATCTGGCCCCCCTACGGCACCTACGACGCCCCGGCAGGGACCAACCCCAACATCTACGTTGGCCGCAACCGGCTGGCCCGCTGCACGTCGATCACTCAGAAGTTCCCCTCTGCGATGATCCTCATCGGCCACCGAGGTGTCACCGTGGTCGGCAACCTCTTCGAGGACTGCGACCAGCCGGACACGCCGATGATCGCCATCTACACGATCGGCTCCCACTCGTTCGGGGACACCGGCACGATCGAAGTGCACAACAACACCTCGCTACAGGCGGGCCGGGACGTGCTCGTCACGGAGATAGGGGGCACGTCGAACCCCGGGGAGCTGGCCAACGCCCAGGCCAACACGAACGCCTCCAACAACGTCGGACCCGCGGCCCTGGCCGGTGTCGATGTCGTCGCCACCTCGGCCGATTTCGGCGATGATGGGACGGGATGGGATGGGGCCACCGCGGTACCGGCCCCAGGTGGGGCCCTCGACGTGGCAGGGGCCGACACCTCGGCCCATATGGCCACCGACTTCGCCTCACGGGCGATGGTGGCCCCGATCAACCCAGGAGCAAGGCAGCTATGAGCAAGATGGCAAACAACATCCAGAACGGGCTGGAAGCGGAACTCGAAGGCCTGGAGGCCCGGCTGGCAGTGGCCAACGACAAGCCGGGCACGGTGAGCGCCGAGATGGTAGCCAACCTGGAACGTCGAGTAGTCGAGGTGAAGACCGCTCTCGGGCGCCGAGCGAAAGCACCCACCAAGAACACCGCCGACTCGACCCCGAAAGAGACCAGAGGGTAGAGCGTGGCGGCCACCGACATCCTCACCCTCGAAGAGGCGCGCCTCGCCATCCGGCAGGGCGCGGCCGTGACGGCCAACGACGTCGAGATAGCAGCCCTCATCACTGCCGTCTCGATCCGCCTCGACGCTGAGGACGGCATCGGCCCCGTCGTGGCAAGAACGGTCACGGCCGAAACACACGACGGGGGAATGTCGCTCGTGGCCCTACGGCACCGCCCTGTGCTGTCTGTCTCCGCCGTCGTCGAGGACGGCACGACACTCACGTCATCGGACTACCACCTCGACGCTGAGGCGGGCCTCCTGGTTCGCCGAAGCGGCAGCCACGACGACCTGTGGGAGCATGGCCGAGGCAACGTGACCGTCACGTACGTGGCGGGCCGCTTCAACTCCACCGCCCTGGTCGACGAGTACTACCGCGAAGGCGCCCGGTTGCTGTTCAAGCACCTGTGGCGCTCCCGAGAGTGGAGCCCTCCGGTGGCAGCGGTCGGAGACTTCGAGATCCCGCAGCAGTCGTACCCTGCGATGCCGATCCCGTTCGCAGTCATCGACTGGTTCGGGGCCGAATGGCGGGGCCACAAGAGAGCGGTGGGCTTCGCATGAGCGAGGGGACCAGCATCTTCTACGTGAGCCGATGGCTCATCAACGACGGTGGCACGGGCGTGCTCCAAGGTGTGGCCGCCCTGGATGGCGTGCAGATCAGCTACAAGGCGCTCACCCCAGCCGACTTCGAGACGGCAAGCGGGCGCATCGAGGCCATCTACTGGGCCGATGTCGATGACGTGGACGTTGACGTTAGAGCGATGAAGGGCACCGCCAGCATCAAGTACGCCGAGCGCGCCGAGCGCGAGCTGGTCATCATCGTCATCGGCGGAGACACCGGGGACACCCACCAGGACATTGACGAACGGGCCGCCAACCTGCTCGGCGAAGTCGTGAAGGCCGTGCAAGCCAACCAGCCAACCAGCCCAGGCGCCCACCTCTCGAACATTCGTGTAACTATCGAAGATTGGGACGCACGCACGGGCGTCATGGCGCGGAGCGGCACCCAGGTGGCGGCCACCACAATCGCGGCCCAGGTGGTCGCCAAGGCCAACGTCGAGCAGTAAGGGAGACAGGACTGTGAAGAAGCTCAAGTACGTCGGAGGTTTCCCAGATGGCGTGGATGTCTACTCGCCCGCCACTGGGAGATCCACCCACGTCGATCACGGGGCCGCCATTGAGGTGACCGACGAAGAGGCGGCCGGATTCTCCCCCACGGAGTGGGAGACTGTCGGCGACGACGAAGGGAGCCAGGATGTCGACGACTCTTGATCAGAACGCACAGGTAGGGGTCGAATCCACCTACGGCACCTATGCCACCCCAACCCGAGCCTTCGAGGCCCAGGGCGACGATTGGAAGCGCGAGCAGAACGACCTGCCATCGGTTGGCATGCGGCCAGGAATGCAGGCCGAGTTCTCCGACCGTCAGAAGACGATCGAGATGGGAGGCTCTGGCCCTCTGGGCTTCCACGTGCTCAACAAGGGCTTTGGCATGCTCCTGCAGGGCATGATCGGAACCCCCACCGGCCCAACCCAACAGGGCGCTACAGCGGCCTACAAGTCGACTTTTGTGACTGGCACTGCCGCACCCGACGACTCCTACACGGTGCAACGCCAGCGCGTCGACACGGGCGACACACTGAGGGCCTTCTCATACCTGGGGTGCACCATCGTCGGCTGGAAACTGAGCCACGCCGTTGACGGCCTCCTCATGGCTGACATCGACTTCGACGTCCGCCAGACCGTCACCGACGAGGCGGCCGCTTCGGCCGTGTCCCCCTCCGCTGCCGCCAACTTCGATTGGACTCAATGCGTGGTCACGATCGACTCAGGTGGTGGCGCCGCCGAGTTCTGCGTAGAGAACTTCGAGATTGAGGCCACCCTCGGGCTGAAGACCGATCGGCGCCTCATGTGCTCGGCTGGCAGCCTGAAGAAGCAGCCGAAACGGAACGCGGTACCCACGTTCACGGGGACCATGACGGGCGAGTTCGAAGACCTCACAGAGTACGGCTTGTGGACAGCTGGCACCATCTGCGAGGTGGTAGCCACCTGGACCGGTGAAGAGATCGCGTCGCCCTACAACTACGAACTGAAAGTGACGATGCCAGCCGTGAAGTTCACAGGTGACGCCAACCCTGTGTCCAGCCTCGACGAGATCACGAAACAGCCGATGCCGTTCAAGGCCCTCTACAACGGCTCCGACCCGGTCATGACCGTCGAGTACACCTCGACCGACACCGCGCTGTAGTGGCGGGCCGATCGGCGGACGTCAAGGTCACCGGACACAAGGCGCTCCGTCGACGGCTTCAATCGGCACCGGAAGAGGTGCGCGCCCACCTGAGGAAAGCCGATCGGTCTTCGGCCGAGACGATCGCCACCGAAGCCGAACGCAGGTCACCCCGCAAGGACGGCGACCTACGGAACGCGATCAAGGCCCAGGCCAACGCGTCGATGGCGGTCGTCGTCATCGGCGGCGGCAAGGTCGACGACTACGTAGGCCGCGTCGTCTTCGGTGACCCACGACCTGGCATCAAAGGGAATGACTTCCCCTACGAGGCCCTACGCCGAACGTGGGATGATGTCATTGAGTTCTATCAACAGGCCCTCGACGACTTCGCCAAGAAGATCGGCACGTAAGGACGGAAAACGGTGCAACCCAACGCAGTCACCCCCCTACCAGGCATGAAAACCCGCGAAGAGGAGGAGGTGCTATCGGTCGACATCAACTCGCTTACCTTCGAGGAGGGCGAACTGATCGAGGAACTGACCGGCATGAGCTTCCTCGAACTGACCGACAAACTCGGCGGGGGATCAGTCACACCCGAGGCGATCAACGACAGGCCAGGCTGACCGCAAGGCTGCCGCCGACCAGATAGCGGCCGAGACGGCAGGCAACTGGCAGCCACCACTGCGAGTCATGCGTGCCCTGGCCTTCGTAGTCGAGCGGCGCCGAAACCCGTCACTCACCTGGGAGGAGATGGGCAAGCGCCCCATGGCCTCGGCGACATTCGGAGGTTCGGCGCCTACCCCTACCGACGCCGCCAGTTGACCTTGCTGGCGGCTCTCACCACCAACTACCGGATGACCTGGACCGAAGCCCGACAACTCACCTACGCCGACGCCGCCCTTCTGGTGGAAATGGCAGAGGAGGCCAGGGCGCAGAGGAGGTAAGGACCGATGAGCAGGCCCATCAAGATCCAGATCGTCGGAGACGAGAAAGACCTCCTCCGCGCCTTCCGCTCCGCCGAAGGTGGCATGAAGGGCATGCTCGGCCCGGTCGGCAAGCTGGCAGCCGCCATGGGCGGCCTCTTTGCCATCGACAAGATCAAGGACGCGGGCACGGCGCTCTTCGAGCTGGGCGCCGGACTCCAGGACCAGAACCAGAAGATCAGCACCGTGTTCGGCGACCAGGAGGAGAACGTCCGAGCCTGGGCCGACTCGTGGAACGAAGCCTTCGGTTCGTCCAGAACCGAGGTGGCGCTCATGGCCGCCAACATCGGCGACTTGTTGAAGCCGATGGGCATGACCACCGAACAGGCCACGGAGATGTCTAAAGAGCTGGTGGAGCTTTCCCCAGCGTTGGCCGAGTGGTCTGGTGGTACGGCCACAGCGGCCGAGGTGTCTGAGATCCTGGCGAAAGCCATGCTTGGCGAGCGTGAGCAGTTGAAGAGTCTCGGCATCGCCATCAACTCGGCCGAAGTGGACCAGCGGGCCCTGGCGATCGCCCAGGCCGAAGGGCGAGAAGAGGTCAATAACCTCGACAAGGCTCTAGCCACCCAGCAACTCATCTTCGAGAAGAGCACCGACGCGCAGGACGGATTCGTCACCGGCACCCACACGCTCGCCGGTGCCCAGAACCTCCTGAAGGCCCGCTTCGCCGACGGCAAGGAGTTCTTGGCCAAGCAACTGATCCCGGTCTTCCACACGGTGACACTCGGCATCATCGCCCTGGTCGCAGCCTTCCAGGAAGGTGACGTGTCCTCCGACGGCTTCATCGGGAAGATGGAGCAGATCGGCGCCTTCCTCGGCTTCAAGGTGCTACCAGCGGCACAGGAAGCTATCGCCACGTTCAGGACGTGGCTGCCGACCATCAAGGCCGTGGCCACCCAGGGCTTTCAGGTGCTCCTCACTGTCGGCCGCACCCTGTTCACCATCCTGAAAGAGGGGTACAACTTCCTCGACGCCAACCGAGAGGTACTGGTAGCCGCTGGCATCGTCATCGGCGGGGCCCTCGTGGCCGCCTTCACGGCCTGGGCCGTCTCAGCCGGAGCGGCAGCAATCAGCACACTGGCAGCCGCAGCCCCCATCATCGCTCTCGGGGTGGCCATCACGGCCCTCATCGCCCTCGTGATCAAGCTCTACCGCGAGAACGACACGTTCCGCGCAGGGGTGGACAAGGTGGCGTCGGTCCTGCGCGACCGCGTGTGGCCTTGGCTGAAGAAGACGGGCGACCTGATACGGGACGTCCTAGTAGTCGTAGTGAGGCACGCCGCCGAAGCCTTCCAGCGGCACATGCTCCCCCAACTGGAGTTCGTGTGGCACATCATCTCGACCAAGGTCATCCCTGCCATCGTGGCCGTGGCACGCAAGATCGGCGAGTGGATCCCCAAGGTCATCGAAGTGCAGGGCAAGGTGAACGACTTCGTGCGCAAGGTGGTCGGCTTCATCGCCAGCGTGGCACCATCCGTGGCCCGAGGCGCGTCCCGACTCTACGACGCGCTCGTCGGCCCCTTCCGAGACGCGTTCGCCTGGATCGAGGGGAAATGGCGAGACCTGAAGAACCTGCTCAACAGAGGCATTGACGTCCCCAACCCGTTCTCCGGTTTCAGCCTGCCAGGATTCGCCATGGGCACCTCATCGGCCCCCGGGGGCCTCGCCCGAGTCGGTGAACGTGGCCCCGAGGTTGTCTCCCTGCCCCGGGGCGCGCAGGTACACCCAGCGCACATGAGCCGAGGCAACCGAACCGGCAACACCTTCATCATCAACAGCCAGGCGTCCGCTACCCGCCTCGCCGATGAGATAGCTTGGCGTCAGAGGGTGGGTGATGGGCGATGACGGCTGGCGACCTGGTAACCGGTGATTGGGAGTTCGAGTTCCGGGGATTCACGTGGGGTGGCCCCACCGCCGACTTCCTCGTAGCGCCGGGCGTCACCGGCCTGGCCGACACCCCGAGCCCCGACACGTCCGACCGACCTCGTCTCCGCCGACCAGGGATCCACCCCGGGGACGACTACCCAGCGGCTCGGGAAATCATCATCCCCGTGGAGGTGACCGGAGCAGATACGGCCACCTGGGAAGCGAACCGAGCGCTCCTGAAACAGGCCATGCGCCCCGACGCCACACGAGGCGAAGAGCCACTGGTGTTCCAGGTCCCTGGCATAGCAGGGGGTGGGAAACGGCGCGTGGCCGCTCGACCACGGGGCCTGGCGGTGCCGTTGGATCTCGACTACTTCCACGAGATCGAGGTAGAGCTCTGCCGGTTCGTCGCGACCGATCCGGCCATCCTCGACAACGAAGTGACCACGGTGGCCAGTGGCATTCTGAGCCCTTCCACTGGGGGGCTCACGTGGCCTCTCACGTGGCCTCTCACGTGGGGCACCGCAGCGGCCACGACATCGACAACGACGAACGCGGGCGAGACCGAAGCGGAATGGTCGGCCACGATCACCGGGCCCACCACCAACCCACTGATAGAGCACGTGACCTCTGGTGCTGTGCTCCGCCTCGAACTGGTGGTGGCAGGTGGCGAGTCGGTCACGATCGACTCGAAGGCGCGCACTGTCTTGCTCAACGGTTCAAGCCGATCATCGGCCCTGACCAGCCGCCAATGGTTCACGATCGCCCCCGGGGCCAATGAGATCGCCTTCCGGGCCGACTCCGGCACGGGGACGATGACCCTCACCTACCGGAACACCTGGAGCTGAAAGATGACCGTCACGGCCACGGCCCACCACTTCACCAACGACGGCATAGACGCCGCCGAGGCGCGCGCCATGATCGGCCGAGACTGGGGCGGGCGCGCTGGCGTCATCCGCCTCCTGGACACCAGCTTGCAGGTGACCGAGCGTGCCAGTACCCCCAACCAGTCGGTCGACGTGGCGGCCGGATCGGCAATCATCCAAGGCACCGAGGCGTCGGCCCAGGGCTTCTACCGCGCCGACAACCCTGAAACCACCAACGTCGCCCTGACGGCAGCCGACGCCACCAACCCACGCAACGACCTGATCGTGGCACGGATCCGAGACCAGGATTACTCGTCTGGCTCGCCCTCCACGAACACCTTCACGCTGGAGGCCATCGCAGGCACCCCCGCAGGCTCGCCGAGCGATCCGACGGTGCCAGACAACTGCGTAGTGCTCGCCCGTGTCGTCGTGGCGGCCAGTGACAACATTGTCAACAACGCTTCGATCACCGACCTGCGGTGGAACGGCAATAGCGTCAACTCGAACCAGGACAACGGCTCGGCGTGCCCTGTCGGCGCTCGGGCTGTTGGGCTCTCCACCGCCCGGCCAACCATGCCAGCCATCGGCATGAAGTTCTACGAGACCGACAAGGCTCGGGAGGTGTCGTGGGACGGATCGACGTGGGTGGGCCTCGGTGGGGGCCTCCTGACCGCCTTCACGCCATCCAACTCGAACATCTCGACCTCGACCAATGAGGGCTGGTATGTCCGCAACGGCGACATGGTCACGGCCCGCTACCAACTGGTCCTCAACGCCACCCCGACCGGGAACATCCAGATAGGGCTTCCGGTCGCTGTCACCACCGCCGACTTCCTGCCTTCCTCGCACTGGGGTCGATTCCACGGGCGGATCGGAAGCACCAACTTCGACGGGTTCGTACAGATCGAATCCGGCGGCACCCAGTTCACCATCTTCGAGTCGGACGCCGCAGGCGTCGGCGACCAACGGTGGAACGCCTCGAACCCCGGGGCCTGGGCGAGCGGACACACCCTCAACGGCACCTTCAGCTACTTCATCTAGGAGCAACCATGGCCACCCCCTACCTGGTAGACCACCCACCCACACGAAGCCAGTACCGCGCCAAGCGCCGCGAAGCCCCATCAGGTGTCATCGTCGTCCACACCTTCGAGGCCCCCATAGACAGATCTGCCGACTGGGGCGCTCGCTTCATTCGGGGCCGCAGCACGCCAGGTTCCTACCACCTGCTCGGCGACCGCACGCAAGCCGTTGTCCACCTCGTGCCCTTCGAGTCCGAGGCATACCACGACGGCACGGGATCCAACCGGCACAGCATCGGCATCTCGGCCATGATGTACGCCCGGCTCTGGCCCTCCCTCGGCGACACCGACCGATCAGCACTCATCGAGGTGTACGCCAAGATGGCCCACCAGGCGGCCACGTGGCTCGCCGACACCCACAACATCCGAGTACCGGCCAGGCAGATCACCCGGGCCGCCTCGGAGCGTCGAGAGCCAGGCTTCATCGGCCACGGAGACCGAGACCCTGGGAGGCGCAGCGACCCCGGGCCCGAGTTCCCCTGGGTCGCGTTCCTTACTCGCTACTCGGAACTGACCACCACGAAAGAAGAGCCAGTGACCCACCCCAACGCAGCAAGCGGACATCGCATCAACGACCTCATGATGGAGATCGACCACCTGTCGATCCAGTACCGGGGGCGCGGCCTGAAAGCAGACGAGCGCGACGTGTGGCTCGCCGATCTCGTCAAGCGCATCTACACGGACGGAGAGGCTGACCTTTCTGGCGTGCTCCGCTGGTGGCATTGGATGCTCTCCAAGGGCGAATGAGCAGCACGTACGTCGCCCTCTGGGCCGACCTGTCCGCCCCGACCGTCATCCTTGGAGAGCTGCCCGTAGAGAGCTTGCAGTGGTCGAAGTGGCACAACGCTCCAGGGGCGTGGAGTGTCGCTCTGCCCCTCGACCCGTTCGGGGACGTGGCCAAACGCACCCCCGTCCAAGTCCGACCGAGCCTGCACTACGACGCTAACGAGACCATCGGTGTCGGCTCCCTCTACCTGGAACGCCCCCGATCGGCCATTTCGGCCAGGGCCATAGCAAAAACCATGTTCTCACCCGAGAACTTCGCCGAGGCGCGCACCGTGGTCTACCTGGAGCGCGACGACGTGCTCGTGAGCGCCGGGATCGTGTGGGGCATCAGCGTGAACCCAGAAGGCCACACCATGACGGCCATGGGCGAAGGGTTCCTCTCCTACTTCCGGCGCCGCACCATCCAAACGACCCTCTCCTACACGGCAACCGACCAGGACACGATCGCCCGGGGCCTCATCGATCCCGCACAGTCGATCGGTGGCGGAGACATAGGGGTGGTGACCTCGGCCAACCCCCACGGTGTTCTCAGGGATCGGACGTGGCAGGCCCACGAAGCCAAGAACCTGGGCGAAGCCCTCGAACAACTGGCGGCCGTCGAGAGCGGCTTCACCTTCGACTTCGTACCCGCCTACGGGCCCAGCGGTGACCCGCAAGTCACCTTCACCACCCGCTACCCGCCCACCGGGCGCGCAACCAGCATCGACTTCGAGCACGAAGCCAACTGTGTGATCGTCGACTACGCAGGAGACGGATCGGCCGTCGCCAACCAGGCGAAAGCCTTGGGGGGTGGCTACGGCTACGAAGTGCTCTCCTCCGTGGTCTCGGCCCCCCTGGCCGGGCGGCCACTCCTGGAGACCGTGACCACCCACCCGCAGGTGTCGAGGGCAAACACCCTCGCCGAGCACGCCAGCCACGCCCAGGCCAGAGGATCCAAGCCAGCGGCCAGCATCGCGGCCATGGTCTACCCGGGAGCCGCCCCTGACATCGGTAGTTTCGTGATCGGAGACCGCTGCACCGTCTCCGCCGACCAGGGGTGGCTGCAACTGGACCGGGCCCCGTACCGAATCGTCGGCCACGAAGTGAACGTGACCAACGACGGTGAGGTGAGCGTGGTCTCCCCCTGAGGTGCAGGGCTTCCTGTCGCACGACCAGACGACGCTGCAGGAGATGTTCCGCGTCGATGCCTACGTGACGGCCCCCCTGCTCAACTACGACGTGAGCACCACCGACTTCGGCTCCACTACCCCCACCAGTATCGAGGTGAGTATCACGGCCAAGTCACCTGCCGCCGAGTTTCCCGACACGGTGCTCCTGTCGACGACGGGCGCCCCTGGCTCGCAGTTTGCTGGTTTCCTGGATCTGACCACTCTGCTCGCTCTCGGAGAGGACGTGATCGGCCGGTTCGCCTCTTTCCGTGTGGCGGCGGGCCACACTGGGGGAGTGGGCAACGCCGCCGGTCTCCGCCTCAACAAACCCTTCGATCTGAGGCTACGTGCTTGACCACCTGCGACACTTCGTCCTTGCGGAGAGTAGAACATTCACCCGACGAGGGTTCCCCCTCCTGGTGGCCGTTTCCTGGCTCGCAGTCTGGGCCTTCTCCACCGTGCCAGCCAATCTGTGGGTAGTGAAGGGCACCGCTGCGGAGGTGGTGATAGCCACCTATGTCGCGGTCACGGCTGCCACGGCGGTGACCCCCGGAACGCGGGCCCTGCACTATGTTGGGGCACCGCTCGCGGTGCTGGTCTACCTGGGGCGCGGTGGGGGCTTCTTCGATCTCGCCCTAGACGGTCGGCCAGACCTGTGGGGAGCGGTCGCCGAGCGAGTCGTCATGGCTGTGGCTATGACGCTCTGGCATCGGGGCAGGGTGGCCGAAATCGGGGACGGCGAAGCCAGGGCGACATATGCACTTATTGATAGATAGCGCCATGCCCGCGAAGGTGGGCACTGCCCTGGGCGCGCTCATGCTTGCGGCCCAGGTTGTGCCCTGGCTGGACGCCAGCGGCCAGCTTGTGGGCCTCGGCGTGATCGGCACCGCCATGGTCTGGGCCTACCGGGTGGTGCGCAAGGCGCAGGACGATCGGGTGCGCGCCTACCGGGTGATGGTGGAGGAGCTTCGCACGGAGAACGAAAGGCTCCGAGAGATGGCCTACCCTGAGCGACAAGGATCGCAGGACCGGAAGGCGGAAGAAGCATGACCCCTGACCAGATAATCGCTCGTATCCAGGTTGTGGCGGGCAACGTCCTCACGTGGCTCGTGGCCATTCAGGCCGGAGTCACCTGGCTTCTGGCTTCCGGTGCTCTTGATGGCCTGCCGAGGGCCGTTGAGGCGACCACGGTGGTCCTGACGGGCCTGGCGGTCGCCATCTTCTTCATTCGGCGCGTGACTCCCGTGGAGCCGTCAGAGCGTGGAATCCTGCCGCGCTCGTAGCTGCTGCTCGGCGCGCCACTCGGCGAGTGCTGCGCGCTGCGCGTCGTCGTCGTAGCCGGTCGGTCGGTCTCCTCGCAGGTAGGCCCCGACGAGAGAGCAGAAGGCCACGTAGGCGAAGGGGGCGATAACCCCAATGGCCGAGACGACAAGGATGTAGTTGGAATGGTCCATGGCTCGCACGGTACCGACCGGACCACCATCCGTCGATAGTTCTGAGCCGAATGGCCCATGCGGTATCACTCTCCGTGAGGCCAGCATGGGG